GCAGAAGGTGATGCGAAACCTAGTGCGACTGATATTCTTAACATGATTAAGAATCGTTCTTAAGGAGTATTAAAAATGCAGAAACCTTTTGACTTAACAAAGTTCCGAACAGGAATCACGAAAAGTATTGCTGGCATCAGTGCTGGCTTTCATGATCCACAGGATTGGATATCAACTGGTAACTACACTCTTAACTACCTAATTAGTGGGGACTTCCAAAAGGGAGTTCCTCTAGGTAAAGTAAGTGTATTTGCAGGAGAGTCTGGTTCAGGTAAATCGTTTATCTGTTCAGGTAACTTAGTGCGTAATGCACAACAACAAGGCTGTCAAGTAGTATTATTTGATAGTGAGAATGCACTAGATGAAGACTGGCTACAAGCATTAGGCGTTGATACAACTCCTGAGAAATTATTGAAGATTGGCGTCTCGATGATTGACGATGTAGCAAAGACAATTAGTGACTTTGTAAAAGACTATAAGTCTAACTATGGTGACCTACCATATGCAGAGCAACCTAAATTACTATTCGTAGTGGATAGTTTAGGAATGTTGCTTACACCTACAGATGTTGCACAGTTTGAAAAAGGCGACATGAAAGGTGATATGGGTAGAAAGCCTAAGGCATTAACAGCCCTAGTTAGAAATACAGTTAACCAACTAGCACCACATCCAATCGGACTTGTTGCAACTAACCATACATACGCATCGCAAGATATGTTTGACCCTGATGATAAGATATCAGGTGGACAAGGATTTGTATATGCTTCAAGTATTGTAGTAGCAATGAAGAAGTTGAAACTTAAAGAAGACGAAGACGGAAATAAAGTATCGACAGTACAAGGTATTAGAGCGGCATGTAAAGTAGTGAAAACACGTTACAGCAAACCGTTTGAAAGTGTACAGATTAAAATTCCGTATGAATCAGGCATGAATCCTTACTCAGGTATTTTAGAATTACTTGAGCAAAAAGGAATCGTTGTAAAAACTGGTAATAAACTAGAATATACATCACCTGTTACAGGCGAAGTTATTAAAGAGTTTAGAAAGCAGTGGACTGAAGAGAGACTTCAAATAGTAATGGATGAGTGGAATCAAATCCCTGATGCAAACTATCATGATGATTTTAGTGATTTAGTTGACGATGAGACTTTAGTAGATGAACCTACTGTAGAGGAGTTGGCAAATGAATCCTGATTTAGATTTTCTAGTAGAAATTTGGGACGGTATGAAAAATTACATTACCAAGAAAGACAGGCTACAGGCGGCAGAACAAATCATTACTATTTTTGATGAGAATGCCGACCTTGCTGATATTCAAGCAAATATCAACATGTTTGACTCGGCTATGAAAAATGCAATTATTGGGCATTTTGGTCTAGACGAAGATGAAGATGACGCAGACTGGGAAGAATAGACATGGCAGGGTGGTTTAATTCAGTTGTCGAGGATCTAAGCAAAATTGTAGGATCCATAGACTATTTTGAGAAAGAACTCCAAGAAGCAAAATACGAATGTACCATTAAAGGGAGCCTCGAGAAATTGAGTGCCTCCCTCCCTGGTATTACTGAGCATCGCTTTAATCAGTTACAAGAGATTGAAGCAATTCTCGAACACTTAAATATAGAACTTCGTAGAGAACGTTCTAAAGTATTCCGCAAGTACTTTGAAAGTTATAACAGAACACTTACTAGTAGAGATGCTGAAAAGTTTGTTGATGGTGAGGAAAGTGTAATTAACTTACAGCACCTTTGCAACCAATACAGTCTTTTACGCAATAAGTACCTAGGCATTATGAAAGGCTTAGATACAAAGCAATGGCAAATCGGACATATTACACGGTTAAGAACTGCTGGTATGGAAGATATTTCAATAGGTTAGCGAAATGCAAGATGCTGGATGTAGGAACCAGGATATGATCCACGTCCAAGTTATAGGACAAATCAGAAACAAACAATTAATAGAACGAGTCAGTGAATTATTACTCGAGAATATTATCACTACAAAATTAAGACGCCCAATAGATATTACAGTCAATATATTAACCGTTTGCGATGAACAAGCTGGCGGCTATTGTTGGGGCGATAGATCAACAGTTGAAATAGAAATAGCTAGAACGTCAAACGAACATAATTACTCACGTGAAAAAATGCTAACTAATTTAACACACGAATTAATCCATGCAAAACAGTTTATAATGGGAGAGATTACTCCTACTATGAACATGTGGAAACAGCAGGAAATAAATCGTGCTAAAGTTCCTTACAGTCATCAACCCTGGGAGCGAGAAGCATATCGTTGGGAAAAACGTTTATATGAAAATTACTTCCAAAAATTAAGGGTATAAAAAAGGTTGACATAAGGTACCCTTTTTAGTATAATAGTTAGTACAAAGCAAAACTAGGTGCATAATATGAGTAATGAAAAAGTAACTATCCAGACTGAATCGGGATTTGAGTTTAAATATGACAGGGAATTAAGTTACCTGCAAAACTACCAAAAGTGGCGTGTTCTTAATCAACAAGAACGTAGTGCGTATAATGAGACACATTTGTCCGCTGAAGAAGCCGAGCAATCATTTTCACAACAATATGGAAACTTTAAATAAATGACAACTCATGCAATGATTGATATTGAAACATTGGCTACTAAGCCTAATGCTGTAGTATTAACTGTTGGCGGAGTTAAGTTTAATCCGTATAGTGCAGAAGAGCCACATACCCCATTTAGTGTAAGATTAGACATCGATGAACAAACTGCTAAAGGCAGAGTTATTGATCCTAATACTATTGACTGGTGGGGAAAGCAAGATAAAGCAATCCAGGCTGAAGCGTTCTCAGATGAGGACAGAGTTTCAGTAACGGACTTTATTGCAGACCTTAACAAATGGCTAAATGGCACTGAACTTAAATGGGCTCAAGGATCTAGGTTTGATTATGGTATCCTTGAAGACCTAATTGAGAATAGTTTTGAACAACACAAAAATTGGTTCTTTTGGCAAGAAGCTGATAGTAGAACACTAGGACAACTGGTTCCAAAGGATCTGCGTAAAGACGATTCGGGCAATCAAAAAGACCTTCACTCAGCACTCGCTGACGCATACAACCAAGCAAAAGCAGTACAGAAAGCATATTTGCACTTAAATATCACTGAATAATTTACCACTATTTGTGGTAAAAGGTTGACATCACCCCTAAAAGGTAGTATAATATATACTTATTAGACAATAAAGGAAAGGAAGAAAAAGCCAATAAAAGCGGTAAAAGGTTGACATTGGTCCTAGAATTTAGTATAATATACATAAGTTAATAAGAAGGGCTTATTAATAATAATCATAATGTCGGGGATGACTAATATGACAAACATGAAGAAAAATAAACTAAACTATGTAAAGATTAAGGCTGGTACTTACCGTAAAAACGATATCGTTGATACAGTATTTCCGATTATTAAGCCACTTAACATAGGTAAGAAAGGTGCGTTTATTACTGTAGACGGTAGTGAAGTAATGGGAGACCTGTTCGCTAGTATTAGAGTACTTATAGAAGATCCAACACAGGATCTAGAATATGTAACTCCTAGCGTTTATGCAGAGCAACCAAAAATTGACCTGAAGCCTAAGAAAGAAGAGAATGACGAAGAAGCTATTGAGCGTATCAGAGAACGTTTTGATATCCTTGATAGAATGACACATGCTGTAGCAGAAGGTACAGTACGTGGTATGATTGTTAGTGGTCCTCCAGGAGTTGGTAAATCTTATGGTGTAGAAACTGTACTAGAAGATTACGATATGCTTACTGAGGTTGCTGGCAAGCCTGCAAGAACTGAAGTTGTAAAAGGTTCAGTTACCCCAATTGGTTTATTCCAAACACTATATAACAATTCAGAAGCAGGTAACATACTTGTATTTGATGACTGTGATAGTGTGTTGTTTGATGAAGTATGTTTGAACATGCTTAAAGCAACTTTGGACTCAGGTAAGAAAAGAACTATTACTTGGAAGTCAGAATCACAAGCACTTCGTAGAGAAGGTATCCCAGATAGATTTGAATTCAAAGGTGGTTGTATCTTTATTACTAACGTAGACTTTGAAAACGTTCGTTCTAAAAAGATTAAGGATCACTTAGCGGCACTTATGTCAAGATGTCACTACTTGGATCTTACAATGAACTCTATTAGAGATAAGTTCCTTAGGATTAACCAGATTGTTAAAGATGGTATGCTTGAAGAATACAAGTTTGGTGTAGATGGTGACCAAGAAATAATTAACTTTATGACCACTAACCAAGAAGCTCTTAGAGAGATATCGTTGAGAATGGTTTTGAAGATATCGGATCTTAGAAAAATGGATCCTGCTAATTGGGAAAAACTTGCAAGAACTACTTGCATGAAAGGAACAATTTAATAAGAAAAGAACTAACAGTTCCCCCGGTGCTCGATTGTTAGTCATCCCCTAAATGGAGCACCACGAAGCCCGGATCCCCTCCGGGCTTCACCTTATGTGTAATTAAGTACTAGAAATTACTTGACTTTGGCACAGTAAAGTGTATAATTACTTATTGTTGAAAGACAAAAATAATAACATTTAAAAAAGGAGAAGTATGAACAAGATGTTTACTTTTGCCGCCATAATGCTATTCGCATTCCAGGCCCAGGCAGAGAATATAGAAGAAATAGTAGTGTATGCCCAAGAGGTTAAAACTACAAAAGCAAGTCCATTAACAAGTACAACTTTATTTGAGGCAATAATGCCTGAGAAGACTTGGATGGCAGGTGGTTACGGAGCAAGTGCAATGTTCAGAGAACGTGGTGCTCAATCTGTGCATACTACAGTATATAAAAATGGCGTTCCAGCAAACAACCCGGGCAGTGGTTGGTACGATTTTGGACACGACATTACTAGTGGCGAAACAGTAAAAGTTATTAGTGGTGCAAACGGAGTTATGTATGGTTCAGGCAGTATAGCTGGAACAGTACTAATTCAAGACACTATTGATACTAGTGTAACTGCAAGACTTGGTTCAGACCGTCAGCAGTATATTAGTGTTGCCCCTACAAGCTGGTTCCAGTATTCAGACTTTAGTGTAGAGCAACAAGCAAGGAATGATAATACTGAAACAGACAAGTACAAAAACCAAAGTGCTAAAATTATAGCGGATGCAGGAGACTTTAAGTTTATAGTTAATGCAGTAGATTATGCTTACGATTATGACAACTGTTATACACCGGAGTTCTCTCAATCAAACGATTGTTTACAAGACGGTCAAAAAGTTACGGTTAGTGTGAGGAACGAATACTTTACACTAGGAAGAACAGAAGAGAAGTCTGAATATTTTACTGAAGGTGTAAGTACATATCAAAACGAAAGCAGTAGAGATTATTTCAGAATAGGCGACACTACAAATTTGTCGACACTACTTGAAGTAACATATGGTGTAGATGGTAGCAAAG